TAGCCATCGCCATCCACTAGACGCCATTCAACATCTTCATACTCTGGCGGATCGCAGTCACCAGGCCCCGCCCCTGCGAAAGTGTGCTGCTTCCACGGCCTGGCAGCTACGTAGTCGGTGACAACCACGCCGCACGTTATGCCCGCCACGGTCGTTTCAAAGTCTGCACACGCGCGCTTCTGGGGCTTCGTGCCGTTGACTGCATGGCGTAGTGCAGCCTTGGCCGTATTGTATCGCGCCATAGCGGGGCCTACTCCACGTTTGACGATGTTGGCACACTTCCACTCTGCTAGTGCCAAGGCCACTTGCCACTTTGCCGGGGCGCTCATTGTTCACCTCTAGCTTCAGCCAGCAAGTCGTCAATAGTTGTGCCTAGCGGCATCTCCCCGTTTTCGTTTAAGTAGCTTAACGCCTCGTACAGTTTTGGCGCGGCGGCGATAAGATGGGCATCAGCGGGGCCGTGCACTATCTCCGCAACACACTCCCCGATGTAACTCCAATGTATTTCATGCTCAGGCACCCCGCTTCGGCTTCTGCCTGTCTCATGCGCCTCCCACGGTCCCGGCGTAAACTTTGGGTTGTTCATACTAACTCCCCTTCTGCATACTTTGTTGCCAGTGGCCGATAGCTATCGTCGGCAGTCTCGCCGCATTCTTTACACTTCATGTTAGGTATGACGTGCTCATGGTAATGTGCGCTATCATAGCCGTGCCTGTTCAAGTCTGTCTGACCGCAGGACTCACACTCCATAATCGCTGTGAAGTCCCGGCGGTGCTGCTTTTAGTATTTTTTTGTATTTTCATTTTCCCCACCTCTTCGCTTGGTCGATCATGTGTACGCGCGGTGACTTCCTTCCCCGGCGATCCATGATGATTATTGTGATAAACAGGGCGACCACTGCGCCGCCCAAGATTGCTAAGTCCATGACCATGTTGTAGTCCATCAGTGCATGATCTCCGCGACAGCGCCCCGGTCTACTTCAAAGTGCGGTCCGTGCTGTGCGTTAGCCTCGTCAACTGCTCCGCGCTCTGTAGACGCCCTGATGTAGATAACAAAATGACTGGCGCTATCTGGATCTGTGCTGAGCATTACAATTCGATAGTCGCGCATGGTGCTCTCCGTTTTGTTTGTTGTCTGTATGCCTAGTACCTTACGCAACCCTGGCCCGCCTGTGAAAGACTTTTATGGCACCTAAAACTATTTTGGATATTCCTTAAAGTTATATTTGATTTTTGCCTTTACTATTTTTTTGAATTTCTTTGAGCCAACTAAATATAAATACCTGTGTTTTCTTGGCCTTGGGTGCAAATAGAAATCACTTCCGTACTTTTCTCTCATAGCCGCCGCCCTGTCTTTTACGCCCCGGAATTCGTCAGCTATCGTCTGTCCGTGCAAATGCTCTTTACCCTTAACTTTCCAGTCAGTTCGCTTTGCACTCAGCCCGCAATAGAGAAAGTTACACGCTTGATACACATAGCCCTTATGACCTTGCTCTGTGTCTGCGTAACTTACCACAATGCACTCTGGCAGATTTTTAAGGCTTCGACCTACCAACATAGAAGCTTCGTTCTTACGATTATATTTTAAGCAAAGACGGTTCAGCTCTAAAACTTGATGCTTATATTCATCGCCCGCAATCCCTCGCTTAAGTGGCGCGCTTGGCGGGGTGCCGTAAGTGACGACCCCTATAAGTTCGCCGTCATCAAATAGCCCAAACGCATAGCTTATAGAAGGCCATCGCTTTGCGTAGTGAATGCCTAGAATAAACGGGGCGCATTGATTTCGAGTTATTTTATCAACTTGCACTTAGCCACCATCCCGATACGAGTCAAGCCGCGTCTCTGACCACTCCAGCAGCGCGCGTGATTCATCAGGCGTTGGCACTGACCCAGCCCGGAGCCTGTTGAGCCTGTTAGCGGTCATGACTTGGGACTCGCGGTCATACTTGCGCATCAGCTCTGTGAGATCGCGCTCCACGACTTTCTGTGGCATGCCCTCTGACTTCATGTGCTGCTTTAGTGTCATCGGTTAGCCCTCACCATTGCGTTATACCGAGCCCTGCACTCTTTCGAGCAAAAGGCCCCTCTGGTTGCTTTGCCGCACACCATGCACCTGCCTGTTAGCGCCTCGTTGCCGGTTGCTTTTGTCTTGGTCATTGTACAACCCTCGCTTTACTGGCCCGCAACTCAGTCAGCTTAAAAGCGCCCTGATGCTTGCAAGTAGCTGGCAGAAGTATGGGGCCATCGTAACCCACAAAGTACCAGTCGGTGCCGGGGTATGCCACGGTGTATCGCTCGCCGTGGCTAGTGTGCTCAATGGTGCAGCCGTAGGTGATTGGCGTCTGGTCTACGTCTTTAAATCCGGTCATCATTCGCTCCTTATCTGCCCGAGTATCTTAAAAGCCTGATCCGAAATCCTGCAAACCTCGCGCCGGTCGTACTGTGCGCGGGCGCTCATCTCGGTCAAGCGCTTTATCAGGTCGTCTTTCTGTTCCAGCTTTGCATTGAGGGCTTTGATCTCGCGCTTGGCGTGGGCTAGTTTGTCTTCACTGGCGCGGCGGGTGTTGGTCATTCCTCGTCACCCGAAACAAGGGCGATCATCGCAGTTCCGACGATAATAACCACAACAAGAACCGTTAAAAAATATCCAAACATAGCTATTCCTCCATCGCCTCGCGCGCACGGTTAGCGTACCAGACTGACTTGCCCTGATCCTCTGCCGGGTTAGCCTTGAGCCGCCACTGATATTTAATAATATTTCCGCGACAATAAGCGATAAAGCCTTCCTTTCCCAAGGCTGCCCGGATGGCGTCAATGCATTCGATTCCGTTGTCTGACTGATAGTGTGGCGGGTGGTTTATCATGTCGGCTTCTGCCATCGCGTCAAAAGCCTCATCCTCGCCTTCAGTTGTCACTAGGCCAAGGTCGCGGCGGGCTTGTAGCCATTCGGATTGGGAGTAGCCGTGTCGGCCTGGGTAATGCTCAGAGCTAAACCATTCAACGCCAATTGTGTGTTTGCACACGCGGTCAAGTGATTCGTTCCATTCCAGTACCGTCCGCGCCAAGTCCTCAAGATCCGCTGGCATGGACTGTTCGGCAGGCGGATAGTGCTCACCATCGTTTCCGTTGCGGGCTATGTTGTCCATGCGGGCGTCAGGATCTTCGGTTAGCTCGTATCGGTAGGCTGTGATTGATAATTCCTCGGCAAATCCCCATGCCCATGTTGCAGGATTTCCATCTACAAAACTTTTGCCTCCATCACTAAAGATAACTTGGTGTAAAGTCCCGTCGGGTATAGGACACGAACTATCATCAACTGCATTCCATTCAATCCACTTTGACCACTTTGTGTCTGTCATCTCATCTCTCCGTTGTTAATCCACACCTGAAGCCTATTACACAACCAGCGCGGGCAATAAATATTTGTTTGGAATAAGCCGCCATGTGTTAGCGCGGCTGGTTATATTAAGCGTTTGCACCTTCACCGTTTGCCTGGTGCCACTTCTTATGGTGAGCGTCACAAAGCCACCTTACATTCAACGGCTTTAAATAGTCGTCGTGGTGCGCAACTGCAATGCTCTCCCCGCATATTTCACACGGCTCCATGCAAAGATTCCCGCACCTAACGGCGTAACTAACAACACCGTGAGCTTTTGCTTTATTAGGAAACTTTTTCCTGTATTTTTCGTGGACTCGTAGATTTTATTTTTATTTTTTCCTTGTATCTTTGCCTTGCCCTATTGCGTGCTTCCTTGCCCCTTTCTGTTTTTGCATAGTCTACCCTGGCACTTTCTCTGCTTTTGTCGTTGGCCCTAAATTTGTCGTAAACTTTTTGGCAGGACTTGCACTTGGATGATAGTCCGTCCGCTGATGCCTGCCGGATGTGGAAATCTCTGTCTTTTTTTCTGCCTTGCAACTTCCGCAAAATTTCATTTATACACTCCCTCACATTGATATTACATAATGACGGAGCGCCTAGACTATTGCAAGGAATATCGCATCAGAAAGGAATGTCATCTGGAAAGTCGTCATCCGGCTCAGGATATCCGCCGGAGCTATTAGGGGGCGCTGGCTTGCTCTCTTCCTTCTTCTGAGGCGCATTGCCAGAGTCTGACCAGAACACCTTGACGTTGCCCAGGATATTGCCCTGCACCTTCTGCTCCCGCTCTTCCTTGCTGACGTCCTGCGTCACCATGC